AGGTACCCAATAAATTAAAGGATCACATTCAATAACTGTTACTGTATATGTTTGAGGTAAACTAGGGCAATTATTAGATGTAGCAACTGCTGTTATTTCATATATTCCCGCTTCATCCCATGTTAAAATAATCTCTTCTCCATAGTAATATAATCCATTTACCTCCCATTCTATGTTTCCCCCATCTGTTGCTGAGGTAAAATATGTAAACGTTTTAAAATCATTACATATCTCTACTGTTTGTTGAGACAAACATAGAAAAGGAAATAATATAATTATTAAGTATCTCATTAATTATGTTGAATAGGTGACAATACTGGAACTGGATTAATTTGGGCACCTGTACTTGCTGTAAATGTACATCCACCATTAGTGTATGTGTATGTAATTAAAGAGTTGGTTGTGCCTGGGCAAAATTGATTTCCTGTTACTCCTGTACCTGACCAAACTCCTCCTGTTGGGGTTGCTGCTAAAGTAACACATGGATCATTAGCACAAAATGGACCTACTGGTGTAATAGTTGGAATTACCTGATAAATTAATACATTAAGTGTTACTGGAGTTGCAGCACATCCTGATGTACTAGTAAATGCAACTGAAATAGCATTATTAATTAATCCTGGGGGGCAAGCTGACCAATTGACTTGGATTGAGTTGGTTCCTTGTCCTGATATTAGTGTAGCACATGGGGGGATTGTCCAAGTATATGTTCCTGCCCCAGCAGAAGGTACTTGATAAGTTGATAAAGCCGTTGTTTGATAACAAACTGTATCCGGGTTAGTTGTTGTTAATTGTGCCGTTAAAATGGTAGACACTAAAAGAGATAAAGAAAAAAACAAATGTTTCATAAAATTTAAAAATTTAATTATGGATAATATTCCCTAATACGGGAGGGGTTACATTGATTGTTCCGTTAAATACGGTAAATGGTGTTGCTGCATCACAAGAGCTACTTGTATAACTTCCCCACAATCCATCTGATCCAGGGGTTACTTGCAACAATAAATTTTGAGGGGTACATACATTTGCTACAGTTAATGTTACACAAAAAGTCCATACACAAGATCCAGCATCTCCAAAATCGTTTCCTGGGTTTCCATCAATTGCTAGATCAAAAAAATACCCCGGTCCTACTGTTACTATAGGTGTAGTAGTTGAAGTAACAGATGTTCTCCACACCCATTGTCCTCCGGTTGCATTGCCTCCACAGTTAGCAGGTGCAATTTGAGGAGTTACTGATGACCATCCAGGTCCTAAAGTTAAATCAAATCCTTCAATCCAATTTGTTCCTGCTTGAGTATATCCATTCATTGTATAACACATTGTTACTGTTTGACCAGGTAAATATGTTCCAGATGATGGGGGAGGTGTTAATGTGAATGATTGTATTCCATTACATTGATTATAACTAAAATAAGCTATAAAAACAAATAATATAACATTAATTAATTTCATGGTTATAAATATAATGATAAGAATTTAATAAACCAAGGAAAAGTAAAAAAGCTCCAATAAATTGGAGCTCATATACGGTATTTATTAATTTTAAATTAGTAGTTCAAGATACAATAATCTGGTTGTACTTCAATTGTAATATTTACAGCTGTTCCATCATCATCCCAGTTATAATCTCCAAAGTTAACACTTGTAATCATAGCTCCTTTAAGAATCCATTCATTAACAATATCACCTACAGGACCTAAACCATTAAATGTAATATCTTTTTTATAGAAATCAGAGTAACCATCTCTACCTGTTACTGATTCATGGCCTAAACGAACCCATTCCATTACTGTCTGTGAACCAGCGGGAGTAATAGCTTCAAATAATGTAAAAGTAACTGCATTCCAAATGGTTTTTCCTTTTACATAACGTTGAACATTAATATGGTTGAGAGCAACTGCTGTTTGAGATAATGAAATTGCAGACATTCCTTTTACTAAATATGATGGAATACCATCCATATAAAGTATAAAGCGGTTTGTTAGTCTAGGTTCAAACGCTGTAAAAAATATTTCGTTCGGATTTAAAATTGCCATTTTCTTTTTATTTTAATTTTGTTTTATTATAAATATTTAATGTTTTATCTTTTATCCAGGAAATTCAGCTCCTGTTGGTAATAAAATAAAATCTAGAGAAATAAATTCAGCTGTTCTTGTTGGTTGAATATAAATTTGTCCAATTAATTGGTTTTGATCAATTACTGCTGGTCCGTTATTTGAATCATCCATTACTACTCTAAAAGCATATAAACCTTGTTTTTGTTGAATAGTTTCTAAATATGGAGTTACTCTTGCAATAAATGAATTTCTTGTAGCAATTGTATTTTGTTCAAACACTACTGTATCGGCAATTTGACGGATATAATTTTTTAGTTCAATCATTAAACGTCTTACATTTACTCTATCAAGTGCAGAAGCTGCTTTTTGTAATGTTTTTTGTCCAAATACTACTACACCTTGTTTAGGTAATGTTGCTAATGGGTTAATATTATTAGCATACAATGTATCTTTTTGTGCCTGTGATAGCTTAATTTCTGTAGATAATACGGTACCTAAACCACCACGATTAATTCCAGCAGGAGCAAACCAAGGGGCAGATACTTTATCATTAAACGCATAAACTCCTGGAATTACTGTTGAAGCTGGGGCCCATACTTGTTTTCCTGTTCCTGGGTCTATGATACGAACCCAAGGCCAATAAGCAGCAGCATATGAAGTATCTCTTGATTGTGCTTGTGTTAATGTTTGAGAAACTGTACTTCCATAAGAAGATAAATCAACCACATACATGTTATCACCTCTTGCTATTGTATTAGTAATAATATTTGTAACTTGGCCTGTATGTCCAGCAACATCATTTAATAATCCTGGGGTGAATAAAAGATTAAATTGGTAAGCATCAGTATTTGCTAGTAATGCAATCATATTATTATAATCACTTCCTATTAATCCTTGAGTATTTGTTGAAATAGTGTCATACAAATTAATAGTATTATTTACAGTTCCAGTAGCATTATAAAATGAACCACCTGCTGAGCCGCTACCATTTAATGGGATAGAAGAAGTATAAGCATTTATTGCTACACCGTTTGCATCAAAATAATTTATAGTTGGTAAATCAACAGATTTAACACGAACATACCTAGAATTATTTGGATAACTTCCTGAAACTTCTATTTGGTTGTTAGTTGAGCTATAATTAAATGCTTGATCTCCAATTACTTTAGAAATGTATCGAGATGAATTTGGATCTAAATTAACATTATTCCAAGATTCTAATACTATTTTACTGTTTTCAGTATCATTACCTTGTCTAACTAATAAATTAAATGTACCTGATCCTGTGTTTGAATTAGTAATTTCCCAACGAACATTATTAACTGATCCTGAGTTTAATATGCCATTAGATCCTAATGCATTTGATCCTGAATTATTCATTATAATTCCTTCAGAAAGAGTTTCTAAAGTAAATGAAGCTGATGTTGCATTTAAATATGAACTTATAGTAGTACTGATTGCCGGGGTATATGAACCAGAAGCTACTCTAGCTACTAATAGAGAAGTTCCTCCATAGTTAAAATAATTGTAAGCTGCAATTGAAGTTAAATAAGAATAAGATTGTCCACCACTTATGAAAGTATCTCCAAAAATATTTTGGTAATCTGAATATGAGGTAACTAGTGTTGGGAGTTCAACAGGACCTTTTACTGTTGGTCCAATAATAGCAGCACCTGCTTGTACGGGTTGTCCAGTTAAAAACGTATTATCTATTTCGCTAATTGCTACTCCAGGAGAAGATGTAAATTTTGCCATTTTACTTTTTTATTATAAATATTAATTTTTTTATCAAAATTTATTACTAAGCAGGGAAAGTAGCTCCTGTAGGTAAAATATTAAAGTCTAGTATAATAAACTCAACTGTTCTAGTTGGTTGTAAATAAATTTGACCTATTAATTGGTTATTGTCTATGGTAGTAGGAGTATTATTTGAATCATCCATTACCACTTTAAATGATGTTAGTCCTTGTCTTTGTTGAACAGAAGATAAATAGGGATTAACTTGAGATAAAAAATTATTTCTTGTTGTTACTGTGTTTTGCTCAAATACTAAAGTGTCTGCTACTTGTGAAATATAATTTTTTAATTCAATTAATAAACGTCTTACATTTACACGATCTAATGCACTTTTTTTCTTTTGTAATGTTTTTTGTCCAAATACTACTACACCAGTGTTAGGAAAAGTTGCAATTGAATTAACATTACTTTCATAAAGTAAATCTCTATTTCCTTGAGTTAAGTTACGCTCTGCTCTAATAACAGTAGGCATTAATCCACGGTTAACCCCAGCAGGAGCAAACCAAGGTTCTGCAATATTATCATTAAATGAATATACTCCAGGTATCATTGTTGAAGCAGGTACCCAAACTTGTCTTCCTGAATCAGGATCAACGGTTTGAACCCAAGGCCAATAAGCAGCAGCATATGAAGTATCATATGTTATTGCATTTGTTGTAACTGGAAGGATGTTTGAGTTATATCCTACTAGATCTAATACGGTCATTGAATCTCCTC